CCTCGGGGGTCTACTCACGGAAGGGCAAGCCGAAAGTTGGCGACGGCACTGGATTCGAAACCCAGCGAGGCTCGCGCCCTTGAGAGTTCGACCCTCTCCCCTTCCGCTCACGGCAGGCTGGCGTAACGGCATCGCAGCCGGTTGCTAGCCGGTCCGCCCGCGAGGGCGTCCGGGTTCGAGTCCCGGGCCTGCCGCTGTAGTACACGCCCCGGTGGTGAAACAGGTAAACGCACTGCGTTCAGACCGCAGCGCCGAGAGGCTTGAGGGTTCGACTCCCTCCTGGGGCACTCACGCCGTCGAAGCTCATGTGGATGAGCACCCGGCTCTTAACCGGGCGGCAGCAGGTTCGAACCCTGCGGGCGGCATCATCGGGCTGTAGCTCAGAGGAAGAGCGCCGGACTGCGAAGCCGGTGGCCGAAGGTTCGACTCCTTCCAGTCCGACTGCAACACCAGATGTTCCATCTTGCCCTTCAAGCTCAGTCCGGCAGAGCAGCGGTCTTGTAAACCGAGGGTTCAGGGTTCGATCCCCTGGAGGGGCTTACGGGTCAGCGTCGACCCAGTGGAGGTACACGACCTCCGAACGACGCACCTGGGGCAGTCTGTCGGGACAGGGGCCGGTCTTGCACACCGTGTCATCAGGGTTCAACTCCCTGCCGCTCCATCGCCCCTCCGTAGCTCAGAGGACGAGCACTGCGCTTCGAACGCAGGCGACGCAGGTTCGAGTCCTGCCGGGGGGTCTTCGCCACGTAGCTCAGCGGAAGAGCCGGGAGTTTCTACCTCCCGCGGACGGGGGTTCGACTCCTCCCGTGGCGTCTCAAGCCCCGTTCGTCTAACGGTCAGGATGCCGGGTTCTCAACCCGTCGACGAGGGTTCGATTCCCTCACGGGGTGCTTCAAGGGCGAGTAGCTCAGCGGGAGAGCGGTCGGTTTACACCCGGCGCGGCGGAGGTTCGATCCCTTCCTTGCCCATCTCGAGGTCGTAGCTCAGCGGTAGAGCGAGGGTCTGAAGAACCCTGCGGCGGTGGTTCGATCCCACCCGATCTCATGGCGTGTCGTTCAACGGTAGGACGCCCGGTTGTTACCCGGGTGATGGTGGTTCGAATCCACCCATGCCAGCCATTCCGCGCAGTAGCTCAATGGCAGAGCCGCTGGCTTCCAACCAGGAGACGAGGGTTCGACTCCCTCCTGCGCGTCCATTGCTCGAGCTGGGAGGTCGCATGGCCAAGGAGTTCAAGGGGCCGGACCCCAAGCCGGTGAAGAAGCCCAAGAAGGGGAAGAAGTGAAGCCCGTCATCGAGACGCTGCAGAAGGAGCTGGATGAGGTCAGGGACGTCCTGGCCGCGAACCAGGCCCAGCGCGACTCCCTCCAGCAGCAGCTCGTCCAGCTCAACAAGCAGCGGGACGACCTGAAGGCTGCCATCGACTTCCTCAAGACCCGGCCGTGAGGGTCTACGTCCCGGGCACGTTCGACTGCCTGCACGTCGGGCACCTGAACCTGCTCGACTACGCCGCCTCCCTCGGGGAGGTCTGGGTAGGCCTCAACACCGACGAGTTCGCGGAGCGGTACAAGCGCCGCCCGGTCTACTCGCTCGAGGACCGGATCCGCATCGTGGAGTCCCTGCGCCAGGTCGACGAGGTGATCGTCAACGAGGGCTGCGAGGACTCACGCCCCGCCATCCTCGAGGCCACGCCCCGGTACATCGTCCACGGGGACGACTGGACCGGCAAGGCGTACCTCGACCAGCTCGGCGTCACGTCCGACTGGCTGATGTACCGCGGCATCGAGGTGGTGTACCCGCCCTACACGAAGGGTGTCTCCACCACGCGGATCATCCTCGAGACGACCCCTACCCCGGTCGAGTCCATACTCGACGAAGAGGACTTCGCGGTTCTGGAGATGGAGCCGTGACCTTCACCGCCATCGTCACCGCGCACGCCCAGGACCCCTCGAAGATCCTCGGCAACCTGATGTACCAGACGCGGAAGCCGGACGAGACGATCCTCCTCTACTCGAACATCACGAGGACGGAGATGCTCCGCATCGCCCGCGACTTCCCTCACGTCCTTATCGTCGAGCAGCAGAACGAGAACGACTGGGGTCACGCGAAGCGGGCGCAGGGCGTTGACTTGGCCCGGTGCGACGCGCTCGGCTTCTTCAACGCCGATGACAGCTACGAGCTGACCTACATCGAGAAGATGATGGCCGAGATCGAGGACGGGGCGGACGCCGTCTACTGCTCCTGGAACACGATCCCCAACTGCATCTTCGCGCTCGGCTCGAGCACGAGCGGCAACTTCGTCGTCCGCACGGGTCTGGCCCGCGCAGTCGGCTACCGCGACCGCCACTACGAGGCCGACGGGACGTTCATCAACGCCATCGGAGCACATGCCACGCACATCGCTCGTGTCGACGACCTCCTCTACCACCACAACGTGCAGTGATCGCCTCCCTCGCCCTCATCTCCTGGATCTTCTGGCTCTCCTGGATGGCCGTGGGGCTGGCGTATGAGCTGTTCGCGGTGTTCACCGAGAAGCAGCGAGGCACCCTCCCCCTCACCCGCGTCGTGCGGGACAGGCTCATGCGGAGGTTCGTGCTCGCGAAGCTCGGGGTGCTGCTCTTCCTCGCGTGGCTCTGTCTGCATTTCTTCACCCCTCTCAACTGGTAGGAGCACTCCTTTGAGCAAGTACCGCAAGGCCGTCGCCGCGACGGCAGGTGTCTTCACGGTCCTCGGTTCCGTCCTCGCTGACGGCGCTCTGTCGTTCGAGGACGGCTCAGCCGTCGCCCTGGCAGTCGTCACGGCGGTCGGCGTCTACTTCGTCCCGAACAAGCAGGACGCCTGATGGAGAAGATCGGCCCTCAGCATGGCATCGAGGCTGCCCGCCAGCGCGAGAAGCAGCTTCACCCGGCGTACGCCGCGGCGTGGGACAAGCGGTCCGACACGCTGCTCCAGCTCGTCGAGAACCAGAACGAGCTGATCGACCGTGTGGCCAAGCTCGAGGCTGGAGGTGGAGGCTCCAGCCTCCGCCCTTTCGGCTGAACGGCGGCTTCCTCTCCGACCACGCGCTAGCCCCTGAGGGCGATGTCGCCGGGTACCGCCCGGAGCGGTACGGCAACGTCGTGAACCTCGGGATCGGCGCGATCTACCCGAAGCTCCACCACGGATCCACAGCCAACGTGGCCACGATGCGGGGGTTCGAGAGCGGCTGGATCGACGCGTGGCGCTCCCGCGGCGTCGCTGTCATCGGATGGGGCTGGGTCGAGGGTGACCCGGAGACCGAGGCGGAGATCGCGGTCAACATCTGCCGTGCCTACGACCTGGACGGCTACATCGCGAACGCCGAGGACCCCTTCGAGAACGCTGGAGCCTGGAAGTCGGCCCCGTTCGTGAAGCGGTTCCGCGAGCTGGCCCCGCACGCCCCGCTGGGGCTGTCGTACATCGGGGACGGCTACCCGTACCGCAACCTGGACTTCGCCCCCTGGATCGCGGCGGGCGCGGCGCTTCTGCCGCAGTGCTACTGGTCGACCTGGGCGACCTCCATCGACCCCTCGATGTGGGCCATCGACCGGCTCGGCGCACCACACGACATCGTCTTCCCGACGCTCGGCACGTCGTCCTTCGCCACGCCCTACCCGGCGGAGTTCTACCGCTCGGAGCTGGACCGCTACGGACGCCCGTACAGCGTCTGGCTGCTCGAGTCGACGACGGACGACTACCTCCGGGCACTCGCACCCTGATGTTCTCCTACGGGTGCAACGACGACTGCTCGAGCAAGCAGGGGTGGGACGACGCTCCGGGGACGCGCCACCTGCGTCCTGACGGCACCGAGTACGTCTCGCACTCTCACTGCGCTGTCTGTCACGGCTTCTGCGGCAAGTGGACCCCACCGCCGTGCTGTTTCAACGCAGACGGCACGCCGAAGGACCGATGACCATCACAGAGACGGAGCTGCGGGACGAGATCCTTCGTCTCGAGGCCCAGGCGATCCACGAGATCGAGCTGGCTCGAGAGCACCCGGCGTTCTTCGCCAACCAGGTGAAGTGCGTCGACTCCCGCTCGGGTGACCACTTCCAGTTCCAGGTCCTGACCGAGGAGGAGGCCCGCACCAACGGCCTCGACTACCACGGCAACGACTGGTTCTGGCAGCGGGAATACCTCGACTGGGTCATCGAGAACAACCAGACGATCACCCTCAAGGGTCGTCAGCTCGGCGTCACCTGGGTGTGGGCGATGCTCTGCCTCTACGACGCCCTGTTCACCCCCGGCGCGGACATCCTGATCTACTCGATCAAGGAGACCGACGCCATCGAGGTCGTGAACCGGATCTGGGACATGTGGCTGTCCCTGCCGGAGCACTTCAAGGACCTGGTGACGGTCGTCAAGCCTCTTCGTGGCGGTCGACCGACCAACGAGATCGCGTTCGAGCACCCCGACGGGCGCGTTTCCACGATCACCGGCATGGTGGCCACGAAGAGCGCCGGTCACGGTCGGTCGGCCAAGCGCATCCTCTTCGACGAGGCCTCCCGCCAGGAGTACGCGAGGGACCTCTGGAAGGCGGTCATCCCCGCGATGGGTGACTCCGGAGGCGCAATCGGAGTCGTCTCGACGGCGAACGGCATGTCGGACGGCAAGGGCCAGGGCAACTTCTTCCACGAGCTGTGGGTTGGCGCTGGCAAGGCCGACTACCCCCTCCTCAAGACCAAGTTCCTCCGCTGGAGCGAGCACCCGCATCGCGACGAGCGGTGGTACGAGAACGTCTCCCTCGGTCAGGCCGAGAAGGCGGAGCAGTACCCGAACGACCCCGAAGAGGCGTTCCTCCTCTCCGGCTCCCCGTTCTTCGACGTCCACTCCCTCAGGTGGTACGCCGAGAACCAGCCGCAGCCGGAGGGCTACTTCCGCTTCGAGCCGTCCCCGTTCGACCCCTCTCGAGCTGTGCTCGTCGAAGGCGACGGGATGCCCATCGAGCTGTACCACCGGCCGGAGCCAGGGAAGGACTACGCGATCTTCGCGGACGTTGCGACCGGCAGCGGCCAGGACTACTCGTGCGGCGCGGTCATCGACCTGTCCGACGGCTCCCCGGTGGCGGAGCTGTACATGCGGGCCGACTACGAGACCTTCTCGGAGCAGCTCCACTTCCTCGGCATCTGGTTCAACACCGCGTGGCTCGCCGTCGAGAAGGGCGGCGGCTACGGGGACGTCGTGATCGGCCACCTGCGTGACGGCCACAAGGGCCGCAAGCCCTACCCGAAGATCTACCGGCACCGCTCCTGGGACCACCCGACGCGCCCGACTGTCGACCAGTTCGGCTTCCCGATGACGGCGAAGACCCGCCCGCATGTCGTGGCGGCGCTGCGCGAGTGGATCGATGAGCGGCTGATCCCGTACATGACCCCGGGCTGGATGCGCGAGTGCCGGACGTTCGTGTACCGCGAGACGAAGCCCTCCCCGCGTGCGGCCGACGGATGTAACGACGACCGCGTCATGGCCTGGGGCGGTGCGCTCGTGCTGTACGGCGAGTTCGGTGAGTACGAGCACGCCCGCAAGAAGAAGAACAAGGCCAACCGCAAGAAGCCCAGGCCGACCTCGGCCCTCGATCCCAGAGCAAGGAGACGCTGACACCAATGGCAGTACCCGCAGACCTGATGGCCCTCCTCCAGGGGGGTGGTGGTGCCCCGCAGGGTGGTGCTCCCGGTGGCATGTCCCCGGCCCAGATGCTCGAGCAGGCGCAGGGGGGCGGTGAGGCCGCAGCCCCGCCCGCAGACGCAGCCCAGGGCGGCAGCCCCATGTACGGCGGCGGCGGCGTCGGTGAGAACACGGATGCCCTCCGCGCCGCGCTCGACGCGCTCAAGTCCTACGCCGAGGGAGAGGACGACGAGCAGAACATCCAGACCGTCCTGAAGTGCGTCACGGCGCTCCAGGGCATCCTCGCGGCAGAGGAGAAGATGGTCGACGGNGCGATGGCCGGGAAGGCCGACGCCCGTGCGATGCGACGCCTGACCGGCGGCGGCTCCTCGGGACCGCAGTACTGAGGTCACGGTGCCAGCACTCAAGAACCAGGAGGCGTTCGACCGCGCCCTCAAGTACGTCGAGGAGTGCAAGCAGTATCACGACGACCTGATCTCGAAGGTCGAGACGCGCTACAACGCCTACAAGGGCATCGTCGGGGTCGTTGCCGATGCGGCGCAGTGGACCTCGAAGCTCTACCCGCCCTACATCATGCACATCGTCGAGACCTCCCTGGCCTCGATGGTGGACGACAAGCTCCGGTACCGGATCCGCCCGCGGGCCACGCTCGACACGTACTTCGACCCCTCGGCCGGTGACCGCGCCCTCCTCGGCGCGGAGGCCCACCAGGTGCTGTTCGACTGGCAGGTGAAGCAGTCGAAGCTTCAGCAGCAGCTCCGCCCCTTCATGCTCCAGAACGCCATCGCGGGCATCACGGTCGCGAAGACCTTCTGGACGGAGAAGACGGAGCGCCGCCGCCACCTCGTCCCCCAAGAGCAGCCGCTCCTCGACGAGTACGACCAGCCGATCTACGGCCCGGACGGGATGCCGATCACGCACGTCGCCATGCAGATGGAGACTCGCCCGACCGTCGTCTACGAGGGGCCGACGACAGAGGTGCGCGACATCCACGACTTCATGTGGCACGAGTCCGCCACCTCGCTCGAGAACGCCCGCTACGT